TTTGTGCCTTTGTCATAGACAAGTCTGAACTTGCCCACCAATCTGTTGCAGTAATCAATCTGTCTCTTTCAGCACGAAGTGCTTTCAAAGGTTCTGCCGCAGTTAGTTCTGACTGTTTAGTTTGTACTTGTGACCAAGTAACATCCCAATCAGAAGAGTTGTCTGATTCGATTGCAGAACCATTTTTAGCTGTTCCTGTTACCTTACGGAACATAGATGCGAAATCTTCTGCGTTTTCTGGTTCGCCTCTAAGAACCCATTGTGTGACACCAAGAGCACTTAGTGCGTCTGATACTGTTGCCATTATTTTTTCTCCTGTTTATTCATTTTGTTAACCTGCTATTTCCATCAAAATTATTGTGCCAAGAGTGTTGGCAACTTGAGTTGTAACTTGCTGGTTATTTACACTAGATCTTATAGCATATGTATAGGTTTGTGCTGATGTTGTATTTGGCGAATCTAGTATTTGAATTCCTATGCCTGAAGGTTCACTACTTGAATGGTTATATTTTGTCGTTGCGTTACCTGTAATACCTGTTCCAGAAACCGTTCCTCTGAAAATTTTTGTTAAAGCATCAGTTGATGGAGTACCTAAAACAGTTGTTGTAACAGAAACTAAAATTTTACTTGAAGCGCTTGATGGGGTAATAGTAGCAGCCAATCCCCCAGTTACCCAGGCATTCGATGTACTAGAGATAGTTGAAGTAGCTGTTTGTTGAATAACCTGTATAACATGTCCTGCTGGTGGAGTAAATCCATTAGATGCATTTAGAGTCTTACCAGATGCAAGTGAAACTGTGTTACCTGTCTCTGCGGTGATTGTGTTAACTGCTAAAGTACTCATTGTGCAATCTCCATTAGTGTTATCATGCCTGGATTACTACTATTCATTGCATATCCAGTATATCCAGAATTACCAACTCTATGTTGTACTTTATATGTTGTTGCAGAAGTTGTGGTAGGACTATCCAACTTAGTCATACTCACAGTTCCCCATTGATCAGACCTATTAGCGTTTCCAGTGTGATCACCAAAAACACAACTAGCAAGTTCTACAGTACTTCCACCAGAAACAGTTCTTTTAAAAAATAAATGAGCAGTAACATCTGTGCCGGGCTCTTCAGTTGCCCAATATGGAAGAGATGTAATTGCAAGAATTTTACTAGTATTATATTTTGGAGTAATTGTTGCAGTTAGTCCAGTATCCACAGCACTTGTTGAATTGGTTGAACTTTGTGTGTTAGTCGTACCTTCAACAACCTGTACCACACCGCCTGGGATATGCACCTTTGATGCAGCAGTTGCTCCTACAATGTTGTCTACTGTTAATGTTGATGCCATTCTCTATCTCCTATACGATTGTCAAGTTACCACTAACAGTGAGAGTGATATTGTTTGCGACTGCCAACGGGCCTGCTGCAAGAGCATTGTCCGTTGCTGCGATTGTTACGTTTGTGTTTAATTCTTGTTCGTGAACTCTGAAAATATCTTTTTTACCATTTGTCGTGTCACCACGCAAAGCACCAGATGAGTTGTCTCCTTGAAATGCACCAACACCCAACTCAACACTACTGTTAATTTTTGATTGTGTTACTGCACCATCTTGAATTTCAGCAGTTGTTACAGAGTTGTTCGCCAAATCTTCTGCAGCGATAACATCTACTCCGATACTTCTTGATATGATTTTTCTAATTGCCATTTTTCTATCCTATTGTGCGATTTCTTGAACCACTAATTTTATTATTGCGCTATGTCGTCCAATTGTTGTATTAGTAGAATGAATACACCTCACTTGAGCACGATGAGCATTTGTATTTGAATTAGTATAACTTCCAAAATCAATAACACCCATCCCTTGTACATCATCAGCACCAGATCCCATTAGTCTTTGCATACCTTCTGCAACCATTGTATTATTAGAATATGTTGCATCTGTTCCCAAATAAATTCGAGCAATAATTCTTTGTCCAGCACTTCCTGTCATATTAGGTATAACCAGAGATACATTAAATTTGCTGTTGGCAAAAGATGGCGTAAATGCTTGGTTAATAATTACAGTATCCGAAGTAATAGATTGTTCTGCAGCAGTAAATTGCCAAACATTTACAACTGAACCAGCAATATGTGTCTTGCCAGAACTATTGATAGTCATCGCACTAGTTCCACCAGTGTGTGCTATTGTATTTACTTTTAATGTACTTGCCATATCGTTTTCCTAATTCTTTGTATTATTTATACGTCTGTACCACTAGATGGGTCGAAAGTTTTTGCATCTTCATAGAAACTTGTAGTCTCATTGAACCCAAAATCTCCGTCATCAGTATCCCAATCAGCAGGAGAAACATCTGCTGGTTTAGGTGTTGCAGAATATCTCTGTTCCCTCTTAGGTGCGTTAACTGGCATATCTGTATACTGGTCAACTTGTACACTACGAATAACATTCTGTGAAGTCACAGGGCCATATAGATAATATTTTGCAGAGAAACTTAATGTGTAGATAATTGCTCTACGACTTGTAAATTCACCTTCATAACTATCTTCATAACCGATACTATTTAGTGTTACAGGAACATCTCTAACAATATCTAATTCTGGTACTTCTCTCAAAGTAACTGTGTACTCTGGTTGGAAGTATGGTAAAATTTGTTCTAGAATCTGCAATGCATCATCTGAGTTTTTACTCATAATGAATAGTTCAAAGTCAACATTGTAAGGAACAGGCATAAACCCTTCCTTTAATCCTTCTTTGTTTTCTCCGTTTGCAACCTTCTTTGCTTTAACCATCTTATTGAGTTTACGAGTAGAGTCGTATGACAACCCACTAATCTCAAAACCAATACGAGGTAATGTAACCGCAACCTTTTTTGTTAGGTTAGGGTCTTGTTGTAATCTAGATAACCACTTCTGTTTCGGGCCATATGCTAACGGCACCTTCATTGTCTGTGTTACGTTACCAGAGTTATCTTTCTTTACAAGTTGAATGTTGTTAAAGATAGAACCAAATCCTACCACAACATTTCTTGTTGATTCGTTGTAAAAGTAATTTCCAATCATAATTATTTCATCCCAGCGTCACCGAATGGATTTGATTCGGTAAAGTCTAATATTGTATCCTCTTCACTATCAAATAAATCATTCTGTGCTGTTTCATCAATAGTGTCAACCCGATAAGTTTCTAGTATTATATAGTCCGCTTCAGCACCCTCGACAGAATTTTCCAAAACAATAGAACCAATGTTGTCCACTGTTTCTGAAATAATTTTATCACCAAGTAATGAATCCTCTAATTTGAGTTGTCCATCAGAAGGTGTACCTTCTTCTAAAGCAAAGAACTCGTTGAATGTTGTTGCATTCTCCAGAGTCATTTGATGAGACAATTGGTCAAGACTATTATCTGTCTCAATTGAATCAATTGCTGCAATACCAGTATCCAAATCCTCTGAACCATATTCAAAGGTTTTGCATTTTAGTTTATATGTCGGTAGATTATGTACTTGATAAAATGGGTCATCATGGTCAACAAAAGTGATTTCAAACAGTTTACTTCCCTTAGGCCAGTATACTAAATCACCCTCATTAGGTCTTGATGAAACAACAATGTTATTATCTACCGTAACAAATTGTTCCCATCTTCTTCTTGCAACTGTAAAGGTTGCATCGTCTTGAATGTCTAAACCAAACTTAGACATTAATTCTTTCTCGCCTTCATATCCATCTACGTTATCAACATACATTTCTAACATGTATGCATCTTCAAACTTAGATAGTGAATCTTCTCCGAATACTTTATCTTCAGAAACCATGTTACGAGGAATGTAATAACAATCCTGCCCATAGATACGCAATTGCTCTATGATTAAATCTTCATAGAGGTTCTGCTCTGGTTTTGTTCCTGTATCAAAGTATACATTTGTTGGCATAACAACTTTAACCTATCATGTGCATTGGAGGCAACTCATATGCCAGTTGAATTTGTTCTTCTAGTTTCTCAATTTGTTCTTGTGCTTGAGTATATATCTGTTCACCATTTAGTGCAACTCCACCCAACATCTGAATACCTTGGAATTTAGAAAGGTTTGCTCCCCATTGCATTTTGATAAGTTGTGTTGCATATTTCTTCAAAAAGATATCGTCCCACACATCAGTGTAGGTACTAGGGTCTAATTTACGATAACATTCAATGATGATATAATCACCATCGACATAATCTGTTGAGAAATCTGCATCCAAGTATAATCTGTTTTGATGTTGGTTGTGACGTATTGCTGTTTCACCAACAAGAATGTGGTCTAGAAAATCTAAATGTTGCATTGTCATTTCATAATGCATAACTGAAGTAGAACTAAAGTCATACAAGTCGTTCAGTCTTAACTGATAACGAACATCAAACATGTTCAATGCTTGTTTATCTGTTAAAGGGAATACCTTAACAATAGACATAATAGTAGAGGGAACAGGAATGTAATTGTTCTGTTCTTTCCATACTGCTGTTGTATTTGAATCAACATCTGTTACTGTTGGCAAAGTTGTATCTGTTTTTGCTCTAGTAATGTCTGCATCACTAATCTGATATTTTAGATAAACTCTTTCTATTCCATCATAATGATATTGTGAGAAATATTGTAGTGCCTCATCAATTCTATCTTCCACTTGGTCTGGGTCGACATTGATTTCAATTACTGGTTTACCTAAACTTCTTAAACAGTATTCTTTAAATGTTGCTCTTGTACTTGGTATTGCCATATCTTTATCCTAATGCAATCGCAAACGTAATACCGTTATTGACTGCTTTCGTTGTTACTTCTGCTTTTGAATCAACATCCAATGCTGTTCTAGCACCTGCTTCCGTTACCGCACCTGTTCCACCATCTGAAATAGGGATAAAGTCAGCAGCCTGAAATTCTGCAAGTCCTGTGACATTACTACCTGTGAATGTCGCC